AGCAAACGGCAGTTGATTTAGCGACTGTATTCAGGCACGTTGCTGATTGCAAGACCACTCCTCAGTTAAAGAAGCTGCTGACGATGGACTACAATATTGTTGGGAATTTCAGCGGAAATCAAGGGGGAAAAACGTGGAGCTTTGCTTATATGTATTTCCTACGGGTACTGGGGATACATCCTATTAAGAGGCTGAACTTTTTGGCGAGGAAGATACGGTGCATGAGTCCTTCTTTACCGATAGCTGGTGGGTTGGCGGAGCAGGATAATACTCAGTACATGGAGTTTAAGCAGATGATTCCGCCTGAACTGATAGTGAGTGACATCACGGCAAGGTCACAGAATTTAGTTGTGAGACGGCCTGACGGGTCTAATTCAGTAATTGAGTTCAAGTCAACGAACCAGGAGATGCAGAAACTGGGGAGAGTACAGTTATCGAGTGTCTGGCATGATGAGGAAAGTCCGAGAGCTATCAGGGATGAGTGTAAAATGAGACTGCTGGCGGAGGGTGGTGATGAGAATTTCTCACTGACACCTACGAACGCCTTGAGTTATACATATTCGGAGATATGGCAGAGGGCAGAGTATATTTACAGGACACCGACTATCCAGAAGCGATTTAATCTACCTGAGGAAGAATGGCCTAACAAGAACACGAGAGTTGGATGTGTTCAGATGGCGACAGACGATAACCCGACTTTAGATCCTGAAACTATTGATTTTATATTTGAAGATATAACAGACCCCGACGAATTGGATTTAAGGAGATACGGCGTGTTTAAACAGATAAGTGGACGAGTTCATAAGACGTACTCGCCGGAAGTTTGCTATATCGATTTAGGGAGGGTGTTTGCATAATATACCTTATCAATGGATTCATGCAATTGGGATTGATTACCATGAATCAAGAATACCTTGGTCGATAGGATGGTTGGCTTGTTCTCCAGAAGATGAATGGTTTTTGTATCAGGAATTTCATCCTGCGATTGACGGGAGTAATTCTTACACGACTTATGATATTGCCAAGACTTTGCTGAGAAAGTCAGGAGATTATCAATTTAGTGTTTGTTTGATTGATGCCCTGGCTAATAAGAAGCAGGCCAATACTGGAACGAGTGCTACTGAGGACTTGAATCGGTATTTAAGCGAACTGAGCAGGGAAGAAGGCAGACGGAACACTATGTACTTTGAGGGATGGGACACCAAGGGAACTACTGGAAGGGATGAGATTTCCAAAAGATTTAAGAACGCAGCAAGATGTGGGAAGCCTTTTAATAATATGGTGAAAGAAAAGGGAAGAATGAGAAGACTACCGACTTTATGGATTTCACATGACTGCCCTAAGTTTAACAAGTCTATTTTGAATTGGTGTTATGGAGAATATGTAACAGCGAGCGTTAAAGCGGTGAACGATCCGAAACCAATGCCGCAACAGAAGAACTCACATGATAACATGGTTTTAGAATGTTTAGCTAAAGATATAAGATTATTGAGGGCAGCAGACTTAATTTCTAACCCCCCCAGGCAGGCAATGGGAAGAAATAGGAGTATAACAGGAAGGTAATAAATATGGATGAGATTGAAAGATTTCTAGATGATACAAATAAAAAATTATATTTATTGGATACATTATATTCTATCCTTTTAGAATTTAATGAATTAACAAAAAATGAAATTCTAAAAACCAATACACAAATTTCAAAGAAAGCAAATATAATATCCAATAATTTATATGATCTATATAAATCTACTAGCAAGGAGTTTAAATGAACGTTTCTACATATTTTTTTAGAAAACAATTATCTTGTATGTGTTGTAGTAAATGTTGTTTGAACAATAATAAGGATATAATTTTCGAATCAGACAAAGAGGCATTATTACATATTGAAGAACATATTGAGTCTGGTGACAAAGTACCACAATATGCTATAGATCATTTTGAAGATAGATTATTAAAACCAAGAATAGTAGAAACAGAGATATAAGATGAGTGAGAATTTATACTGTGAGGGCAACAAGAACGTAACACCTGCTTATAAAGATGGTTGGTACAGATCATTCAGGGGCTATCCTGAAGTGAATGCGGATGTATGGGGAATGATTTCTGAATTTTCTGTACAGCAATTATTACTGTTTTTTGCTGAATATGTGACGGATGATGCCGAGTACGCTGGCTTTTTAACAAGAGAGGTATTGAATGGAGCCTGGAAAAGAACTAACTGATTGGGAAACACTTGTCTGTGACCAGATTTTAACAGAATGGTCAAGGGGAAGACAACATGTAGATGATTTAGATGATTTGTTTGATGATATTTACTCTATGATTCGTGGGGAACGCCCGCAGAAGAATTATGATTGGCAGTCTAATATCCAGATAAACAAGGTTTTCCAGATTGTGTGGACTGCTGTGCCGTATCTTTGCCAGAAAATATTTGGTGCTAACCCAATAATGGGTGTGACTTCTTTTGATAAGAAGGGTGCGTGGCAGAGGGAGAAGATTCTTGAGTTCTGGCACACACTACAGGGTGGTGAAAATTCAAACCATGTTCCTTTTTTCTTAACGACTGTTGCAATGCTTTTAAGAACCGTTCTTAACGGAATGGGATTTATGAAAAAGACTTGGCAGCAGAAAGTAGAAACTCGTAACGGTAAGAAAGTTCCTGTCGAAGATTGGCCTAACAATGTTGTTGTGAGTAATAAAGATATTGTTTTTGATTGGTTATTAACACCAGAGCAGTCTATAAGGCAGGGGCGGTTTATTGTCCATAGAAGTGTTCAGGATTTAGGGTCTTTATACGAATCTGATCTTTATATGAATCTTGATATGTTGGATATAGAGCAAAGCTCAGAAAACTCAGAGAAAAATCAAGACCATGCAGAAGCGACAAGCAAGGATGGGCAGGATACAACTCCAAATTCTGATATTTACACAGATATTGAGATTTATGAAAGGGTAGGAAAGTTTAATGTCTATAAAGAAAATGGTGAATGGCGACCAGTTTTAGAACGTGGTGGGTACGAGGATAAAAAAGTTTCTTCTAAATACATGATAGCTGTTGTTGCCAAGGGTGGTACTGAATCCAAAGATGTTCTGATTCGGTTTGAACCTTCTCCGTATAATGAAATCAACTACATTGATGCTAAATGCTACCTTGATACAGAGAGATTCAACCCTGTCGGAATGGTAGAACCTGCTAAAGACACAATCATCGGCATGAACGACATATTTAATGGTGTACTTGACGAAATGTGGAAGAACTTAATGCCACCTGTTATCGTCAACAAACACGCCCTTTGGGATTGGGATACAATGGCTTATGCTCCTAATCAACGATGGTTGGTCGGTGGAGATCCTCATAATGCTGCTAATTTTGTGCAACCATCTTCTGTAACGAGAGATGCCTGGACAACTTACGGGCTTTTAGACAACGAAGCGCAGCAAACATCTGTAACTAATTCAATGGCCGGTGCAGGCAAGGAAAAAACTGCTACCACAAATGTAATGAACGCACAACTTTCAGCCGGCAAACTTGATTTTGTCCTCAAGATGTACGAGGTAACTTGTTTAATCCCTTCTGCCCAAATGGATATAAGGTTTGCTAAGAAATTTGCCAAGCAAGCTACGTTAGATTTAATAGTAACAATTGCGGCTGCAGGAGAAGGAAAGCAACCAGAACCATTTAATTTCTCAGATTGGGAAGAAGTTTACCAGTATGTACCTGCTGCTGCGAGTGTGAAGATAGACCACCTGAAAGAAAGGGAAACCCAAGAGGATATTCAGTTACTTCAGTTATTAGGATCTGTCAATAATCCTAAAACAGCAAAGATAATGAACGTGATTCTTGCTAATATTCTAAGAAACAGAAACATGCCGGTAGAGGGTGACATGCTTGACGAGGACTATTTTGAACCAGAGAGTGAAGAAGGTAAAGTAAACCAGTTGATGAAAACAATGGGTG